AAAATTAGCATCAGTCAAAATCTTGGCCCATGGGCTCCATACGTTTGCTACATCTCTACGACTGCGTATATAATTATCAGCATGAGATCCAGTTGAACCACTCCATCCAATCAACAATTCTCCGCCGCCTGCGCCGCCTAGTGTGATTACATTTCCATATGTTGTGGGATATCCATTATTATAAACACTACGTAGTGTTAATGCGTTATTGGGCTCACCTTGGCCATAGCCTTCTGCAGTGATATTGCCACGATTAGTAATGGCGCCGCTGGTAACAGCAGTCTTGACATTAAAATTACTTGGATCCCAAAGAAAAGAATCTTGTATATCGTTGGTGCCCCATACCAATCTTGGTTGATCTGTATTGAACTGATCTAAATTAAATTTTGTATATATACCAGTTTGGTCAGCATGATTAGTACCTATATTGACAAAATAAGCATAATCTGAATAAGTAGAATTGGTAGCAGTTGAAGCGTTTCCGATCAGATTGCCAAAGAATCTACCGTTTTGCCCAACAGATATATTTCCCTGCATCGCAAGATGACCATTGGGTTGGAATTGTCCAGAATATAAACCATTGTTGGTTATGTTTATATAACCATCCGATTCATGATAAAAACCTGTATCCTGCCCTACATCGTATCCAAATGCTATACTTGGAGAAGTTGCTGTGCCTTCGCCGGCAAAAATTCTTTTGCCTTGAGCATACACCGATCCCGTTAAATCTCCTGTTACATTGCCAGTAACATTTCCTGTAATGTTAATACTCCAAGTACCTGTTGCGCCAATACCGGTAAGTGTTGGAGTGTAGTCATTGAAATTGCCACTGTGTAGCATTTTGTTCCAGCCAGTACGGCCGTTACCGTTAGTTGAACGATAGAACAGATTGTTAGAATTATAATAATCACCAGCAAACTGCATGGCATAATAGTTTGACTCGTTTGTATGAGTAGTGCTTAACAAGTGATACCAACTGGAATCTGCTGGCCAACCTTGGGCCACTCTAGGAGCGGAATTTTGAAAAAATCCACTACGAGTACGTTGACTAATATCTGTGGCATACGCACTGATAATGCCATCAGAACTAATAGTTATTGTACCACTGAAAGATCCAGTTGAAGCACTAACCGTTCCGCCACTTTGACTGGTTGCAGTAGTGGCATTACCAAAAAGACTTCCAGTTACATCGCCTGTTACATTGCCAGTTACATTTCCTGTTACATTACCAGTGTGTAATCCAGTTGTATTACCAGTTACATTTCCTGTTACATTTCCTACTACAGGACCAGTATGTGTTCCGGCAGTATTACCTGTTACATTTCCTACTACAGGACCAGTATGTGTTCCAACAGTATTACCTGTTACATTACCAGTTACATTGCCTGTCACATTACCTTGTAAATTTCCGGCAAAGTGATCTAACGCTGTTAATAAAGATCCAGTTACATTACCACTCACATTGCCTATTAAATTACCAACAAAATGATCAGTAGCAGTATGTATAGCACCAATAATGTTTCCTTGGACATTACCAATTACATCGCCAAGTACGTTTCCAACTTGTTGTCCAGAATGATTGCCAAATGTATCGCCATGTAAGTTGCCGGTCACATTTCCTGTTAAATTACCAACTACGTTACCGCTTACATTACCTTGTACATTTCCGTGAATATTGATATTGTAAGTATTATTATCATTATAAACAAAATTGTTTGGTTTGTTTGGATAGATGTTGTTCCAATCCACTTGATTAGCCACGTTGGCCACATTGGCAAGAGTAGCTACGTCGGCCAATGCCGCATGATCTGCTTGAGATGCGTTGTCTGCTTTGCCAATAAAATGTGGACTGACGATGGCGCCGTTTAAATCTCTGACAACAACAGTGTTAGGACTGCTGGGCACACTGGCTGGTTGGTAATTGCCTGCGCCATCATTTAGCGTGTCTGATCGTTGTGCTGTAGAAAATATATAGCCAGCATACAAATTATTAAATTTAAGATTTGTACTACCTAAATTTGTAGCTAAATTAGCACTTGGTAATACATCATTATTGACTAGCGTTAAAGGAGTATTTGAGCCGGCATTTGTTTGAAATTGTAGTTTAAAAGATGCAGCTTGTAGTGTTGGTATTGAACTATTATTCAATAGTGTCATTGCTGTGCCAACACGAACACCCGAGTCAGGAGTTTGTATACTTGTTAAAAATACAGGGTTGGTAACTGGAGCATAAAAACTGGGAGGATTATTTCCTAAATTGTCTGCGTTAGTGCTAGTGCCATGTACTTTGTAATTTGAATTTAATGTTATTCCCTGGAATATAGTAGTAAATCCCGGAATAGCAACCTTTGGTGTAAAATCAGTATAAGAACTTATTATAAAATATATATTACCATCTACTATGGCTTGTTGTACAGGATGCGAATTATTGTCAGTATCCGCAATAGTAGTACTAAGCATTTCTGTAGTACCAAATCCTGTTACACTTTGCGGTCCTACTAATATGTAGGTCGATCCGTTATATACTTTTAGTTGATTGTTTGCTGTATCATACCACATATCTCCTAGTGTAGGAGTACCTGCTGGATTTTGTCCGCCAGCAGAAGTAGGACCAACTTGACTAACAGCAAGAGTTTTCCAGCCACCGCCGTCATATATGTTTAATTTTAAAGCATTGGTAGTTGAATTAAACCAAGTCTGACCTTTTACAGTTTTTACTGGTTGACTAGTACCAGCAAAATGTTGCAACAGCCATAAAAAATTATCGTTTTGTTTTTCACCGTATCCGGCATAGTTTTTACCAATAAAGCTAATGCTTGTTGTGGTATTAACTACACCGTCTGCTACTACAGCAAATGGTGTTCCATCAAAATTTGTTATGTTATATGACATGTTCGCTCTGCTCTGTTGTTATTCAATATTTACCTTACAGGTTAAACTGGTAAATCCAGGTACCTGATCCGTTTAACTGAAATTGTCTTATAGATGAATCATCTGTTACAAATACTCTACATAGTGTGCCTGACTGATGTTCTGTGTTTGGAAAAATTTTAGATAAAAAATCTGATGCTATTTGCGAGTTTGCTCTCGCTCCAACAGTCAATGTTATTGCCACACTGGCTGTTTGTACTTGTGTGGTTACATAATTTTTATTTGCCGCATCAGTTCCGTTTACTGGAGTAGCTACACTGGTAATAGTTGCGTTATTAACATCAATTGATCCATTTCCTTTTGGTTGAAGATAGATATTGCCGTTTGGCTGTAAAGCATTTACGTAACCGATAATGTTTGTATTGATACTAATATTGGCTGCTTGTAAACTAATTAGTGTGCCTACCGTGGTTAAACTACTATTTGTAATGCCGGTTCCTAGAGTTGATCCAGACAATACATCTAGCCCATTTATTTTAAAAGTTTTTCCACTAGTTAAATTAATACCTTCACTACTGTTCCAACCCGTGCCATCATTTGTCCAGGTAAACGTTTTATCCGTAGTACCATGTAGAGTAAATCCTCCACCATTGGCTAATGTATCAGTTGGCACAGTTACCTTGTTTAATTCAATATTTTTATCTGCCAATGTAATTGTTGTAGAACTTACAGTTGTAGTTGTTCCCTTAACTGTTAAATTACCTTCAACAATAACACTTCCTGCTACATCTAATGTAGCCTGCGGAGATTGAGTATAAATTCCCACATATTGACTAGCAGAATTAATAAACAATGCAGGTTGTGTTCCTGAACCATTTAACAATTGAATTAAAAAGTTTTGATTAATACTGTTTGATTTAATTTGAAACAAACTGGCATTTACATCGAACTCTGTATTGGCACTTGGTCCCAAAATTAATGGGGTAGTATTTTGAATACTTAATATACCAGTACTTTGACTGTTATCAGTTGTTGATAAAAAACTTTCAGCTGTTTTTAAAGAACCGGTGGCAGCTATCAACGCTTGCGATGATGTTGTTGGAACATTAAAAATAAAATTTGGTATAGAACTGGCTGTAAATCCAACTCCTACTGTAGCAGGTATACCGGCCGGTGCTTCGCTGAATGTAAATGATTCTTTAGTAAATACTCCTAATAACTGTTGTGCTAACCACAGCAACACAACTGTATGACTAATTTGATTGGTATCTAAATGGTCTTCAATTGTAAATCCTGAAACACCTTGTGCCGCTGTATATGCTGGTCCGGCTAGTAATGTGTTTATACCGTCATTAAAATATAGCTGTTCACGAACATTATCAATCCATAAATCACCTGACGAGATACTACTTGGAATAGTACTGGAAACAATTGACCCGCCACTTACTACAAATTGTACGCCATTGTATACTTTTAATCGGTTGACACTGGTGTCAAACCATAACTGTCCTTGTATAGGGCTGTTAGGTGGAGTACTATTGGAAAAATTTTCTAATAAATGTACAAAATTTTCATTGATAAAATTACCGTAGCCCGAAGCATTTTTTCCAATTAACGCTAAATCAGTAGAGGTATCGATTGATCCGTCTGTTATACTAGTTATTGCTGTACCGTTGGTTAAAAGAATTGAATAAGTCATTATAGGACACCAGTGAAGATTATGTAATTAATAGTTTCGTAAGGATTCATAATGTTAATTGGTACACTGTGCGCTGTCGCATTAACACTGCCACTATTAGGTAATCCCGATCCTTGGCCAGATTGATTTTGAACTGGCAATCCAAGACCTGTTTGCGCATTTGGATCCGAGCCTGCTCCCGGAATACCTGCGGCATAATATTGAGTTACACCGTCAGGACTTAACGTATGTTTATGATCCGGCAAATTAGTAACACTTAACGAAATTTGTTGGTTACCTGCTCCAGTGCCAATTATGTCAGCTGTAACATCGCTTACACGATTAGCAGGGCCACCACCTGCTGAAATCTGTGTGCCCGAACCGTCTTTATAAGGAACAGTTATTCCGTTACTCATATTGTCTCGGCCCAATGGGAATCTACCTCTTAAGTCAGGTAACGCAAATGTGCCTTGCCCTTGTAATAGTATTGCCGCTTTATAATTGTAACCAATAATGTTATATAAGGCTGAATACTTTGAAATTTGTACTTCACTGCCATCGCATAACAAATAACCAGTCGGCAGCCCTGTTCCAGCATATGGAAAAATACAACCAACTGGCACTGTTGCCACATGATTAAATAATGTCTGTTTAGACATCTGTACTAGGCCAGCGCCTGTTTGATAAACTAATAAGGCATCGTTAGCATAACTGTCAGTTGCTGAAGTTCTTGCTGTGTTATCTGATCTAGTAGTAATAAAATTTTGATTAATTTGTGTATTAAATATTGCTTTACCGTCTGAACTTTGACCATTAAAGCTAACAATATTGCTAACTACGTCGCCCGACAAACTAAATTGTGTTGGACTTGCTAGTTTTGCCGCACTACCGTTTACACTTCCCGCTAACGCACCAGTAAAAGATCCATTAAATGTACCAACAAAACTTTGAGCGTATACATTTCTAAATGGGCGAGTAGCAGTTCCAATGTCATATAAACCAGCACCTGCTGTAACATACGGAATATTTAGACTGGTTGCCTCAGATGAGCTTATACTATAACCTGGAACAATAACAGCGCCAGCTACTGGTATACCTGAAGCTAGGTTATTTAATATTACACCGCCGCCTGTATTGTTAGGCTGACTAGCAAATACTGAAATATCTTTTCCAAAATTACTATTTAAAGCAACACCGAGGCCGCCGGTAGTAACAATGCTACCAGTAGTTGTACTTGTAGAATTAGTAGTACCTGTCACTATTAATTTTCCTGGACCGCCAGAAGGTATATTAGTTGTATCGGGTTTAATAGTCAATGTGCCCATGACATCTAATGTAGACGATGGTGCTGTATTGTTAAATCCTATACCGACTGTACCGTTTGCTTGAAAATATACTAAAGTCTGGGTAGCAGTGCCATTATTTAAATTAAACGCAACATTATGTCCGCTAGTTATACTAGTAAAAATTGTAGTGTTAGAGCTAACACCAATATTGAAACCTAACGCAGTACCAACGTTGATACCAGAATTTGATTTTACATTAAATGTGCTAGTTGTTGTGTTAGTCGTACCTTCTGTAGTTAAAAAGTTAGAAGATAATAGAGTTTTTCCGTTGACTAATAAAGAATCTGCAGATTGCGCAGTACCCCAGAATCTGGTTAATCCCGAACTAGCATCTATTGAACTTAAATTAATACCCTCATTGATTGTGGTAAACCCTGGAATTGCCAATTTAGGAATAAAAGTATCTTTGCTAGTTATTGATATTCTATAGCTGGTACCTGTTGTAGAACTAGAAGCATAATTACAAACCACACTATGAGTCACGTTATTAGTATCAACTATGTTTTCAACAATAGGACCTGTTAATGTACCCTGACTAAACTGTGGGCCAACCAATAACCAGTTAGATCCTGAAAACAAATATAATTGACTGTTAGCAGTATCTACCCATAAGTCGCCTTGCAGACTATTTGATACTGAAGGTGCTGTAGCAGATTTTTTTAAGTTACCAGCCGATGTCCAAGTTGTGCCGTCCCAGATTTTAAGACTGCTAACTCCATTATCGTACCATAACTGTCCTTGGACTGGGTTGAGAGGAGCGGTAGGTGCCGCAAAATTTTCTAATAAATGTAGAAAATCGTTAGCAATTATTGGAGCATACCCGTTATAGTTTTGTCCCACAAATGTAAGACTAGTTTGTGTATTTAGACTTTGGTCTTGTACAATAATGGCAGGTTTTGCCGGATTGTTCGATTCGGTGTAAGTAACTGGATAGGTCATCTTATACTCCTACTAGCCCGGTTAAACTTTGAATGCGCACAGTATAATCGATTTGTATTAAGCGGTTTAAACTTTTTAATACAGGATGAAAAATAACATGAGTTAATAATAAAGTTGATCCATCTGAATTGTAACTTTGTAGGCCTAATTCGTCAAACACATACGTAGCTTCTGTGCTAGTCGCTGTATCATATGCGCCTTGTCCGCTTGGCTCGCCGTAATCTAACAAACAAGTAACAAAAATATCTGTATAATTCGTTCCGGTTACATGTCGACTTTCGATAAAATTTCTGCTAGGGTCTAAGTTTGTACTAGAATTATTGTTTACTACTTTAGTATATGTTTGGTTGTAAAGACTAGCATTAGTTCCGCTGGTATTTGGAGTGAGATATGTAATAATTCCGGTTGGATCTATGCTGGTTCCGCCGTTACCAAAACCCATTTGATAGATAAAACCCTGGCCACTATTAGCCATACTTTCTGCTAGGGCTATACTGATGTTTTCATAGTGAATAGCATTACGTTTATTCACATAAATTTCTTTAGAAACCGGGTCGTGGATCTTAATGTGACCCTCGATATGAATTCCTGTTGCGTCTTTAGTCTGCATATCAATCTCTCTTTATCTTATATTTATCAAAGCCATTATCTGGTAGTTTAACTCTTGTAATCTGTGTACCAAATACCTGGACTAACCTTTAAAAACTCAGCAATTTTACTGTTATCATTTAGAATGTTAACTGGGTTATTTTTATCACCATCCCAAGCAGTACCAATTTGTTTGATTACAGTAATATGGGTTCCTTTGTTTAACAAATTAGTCAATGTTAAAGATTTAGATATTCCATCTACTGTAAAATCTGCTGGCAATGCTATATCACCTGCTGGGCTATAAGGGTTAACATTAACGTTGTGAACACTATACCCTTGTTTTTTCAAGCGAATATTGCCTATGAAGAATGTCCAGTTAGCACTATCGGCACTGAATGTTGCTCCACTTGAGTGCGCATTTGTACATCTATAGGTATAGCTACCTATGTTAACAATATCTCCAACATTGTATGTAACTCCAGAGGCCCATGCTGATCCATCGTTATAACCGCCAACAAACACTTCGATATCGCCAGGAACTTCTGCTAGGACTTCGTGAGTTTTTGCGTCTTTTATCGGATATAATTGCGGAGCAAAACTTAAATTAACAGTATTTGTTCCGTCACTTATGATTTGTTCTGTCAACGTTGTTTCGGTATAAGGTATAGTTTCAGTTGGGCCGATATCTTGAACAAACGCACCTGCTTTATGTAACTTATAAACTCCTGTACCTAGTGTACCACGACGTAATCGGCTTAATGTATTTCCATTTTTAGCAAAATATTCAATACGTTCCCCTCGTATTTCAATTACGCCTGGCTTATTAGCTGTAGGATTTGGTACATCAAAATTGTCAGCGTCAGTTAAAACCATACGGGTATCGTTCAAATGTAAATCTTGAGCAAGTGTAGTCCTCTTGCTCAAACTCAATCGTTTGTAACTTACTCTGTTTAACATGTCTTTGAACTGCATGTAAGCAATTCCTGGGGATAATACATTACTGCCAAATGTAATAAATGTTAAACGATCAGTTTTATTAGGTAATACTGCCAACTGAACGCTTTGTTTATCGTCGTTTAATTTGTAGTCAATCGTAGGTGTGAGTAATGTGCCGTTTTTAGTAATCCAAACATAACCGTCATCTAAGATTGTTCTATCTAGTTTTATTAAACCTGAAGCTAGATTTTTATAGTAATAGTACTCAACAGTATTTGGTGTTAACGAAATATTAGACGTTACATCAATACTAGATCTGCGTATGTCTAGCATACTATGATTATATGAGCTAGTTACCTCAACTGTGTGTGTATGGTCGTAGGCTTGAGTAAATGTAATTGTCTTTGCTATCGGATCGTAGAAATAGCTTTCGTCAGTGGTAATACTTACAAGTAATGTTGTTCCTTTGTACAGTGTATAAGCATTTTTTGTCAGCGTAATAATAATTCCAGAAAGATCTACAGTATAGTCTGCGCCTAATTTTAAAGTTATACCATTGGCTATAACATTAATATTTTGAATTGTTGCTGAGTAAGGAACAATCTTTGCTGGATCAATATTATAGTTTAGTCGATTTTTTCCGATTGTAAAATAGTTATCGTTAGGACCCGATAAGATAGTTTGATCTACTCGAACTATCATATTAGATTCGTTTGGTAAACTTGTTCCAACTGGATAGGCTAATGAATATGTTAGATTTACTCCGTTAGTTGGTATAATTTCTTTGTTTGTCACAACAAATGTTTGCTGTGCTCCACTAACTATAATAAAATTAATTAAACTTCCTGCTGTTGGAGGTGTAACAAATTTAAAACCAACTGCATTAGCAAAATCGTATGTGGCATCTGTTTTAAATATTCTTGGATTTGCCGCTAGTCCATCAACATAAATTACTGATGTGATATCTTTCAACCAAGGTGCTTTAGTTACAAATTCAGTAGTAATTCCGTCGCCGACAAAATAGTCAAGATCAAGTATGTTAGAACCAGCAAATCCTATATTGAATACAGTTACAACAGTATGAGCTGCAGGCGTTACAGTTAGCGTAATTTTTTTATTTCTGTAATCAACTGCATAATCAATTCCTTCAGTTTTTATTACACTACCGACCTTAACAATTAACGCTTTTGGACTATTAGGTTGTTGTGCCAATGTGTAAACGTTTTGTGTACCGTCTGCAATAAAATTTTCTACTTGAATATTTGCGGCGCCCGAATTAGATCTATCATAAACTTTAATAGCAACAGCGTCTACTACTTGCCCAGGTACAACTTCTTCGGGAGCCGGACTAGTAGTAGGAGTAACCATGCCATCGCCGTCGACTATGATATCATCTGCCGACAGACCCGTAGCAGTACCATACGCTAGATCTCCGCCAACTAGAGAAGTATCATAATCGTTAGCATTTGGTAATATAGATCCGTCGCTGGTACTACGTCTAAAAATAAATTCGTCACCAGTTAATACTGTATATGTGTTTGGTATTGCAAATGTCTTTTGATATAATCCTGGAGCAACTTGACTATCGGGTATGCCATCAGATACTAAAGTTGACATTATAGCATTTTTATTAGTTTGATTAATAGTACCGTAATTTGTATCGTCTAACCTAGTAGGACTAATTTTTCCGGTAATATTTAAAACTGTTATGCTCGGTAATCCTGTTGGATATACAATATTGTTAAGTACGGCAGTTCCATTAGCATTGATTGTAATATCGGTTGGCTGTGCTAGTGTTTTAGTAAAAGTTAATTCAACACCTGAATTAATATTTGCGTACAAAATTGTATTAATAGCAACTGTTTGACTGTCAATAATAGCAGTAACACGAGAATTATAAATCAAAGAACTAATGGTCAAACAAGATACTATATCATTAACATTAATGTATGTTGTATCGGTAACAGTTAATTGTGTACTACCCGAGAAGTTAAATGTAAATGTTAAATTGCCACTAGGAATACTGTCAGGAGCTCTATTCAATGTGACTGTATTTGTTGCTAGATTAACACTAGCAACTTTATGTATAGCACTACCAATGATAGTGCCCGCTTGTGTTTTTGTTCCAGTAGCTTTACTTAGATAGCTTACACTAGTTGTTGTACAAGCAGTAACAGTATATGTTCCATCATAAACAACTGGTAACACATTGTTAACAATAATTGTTTGACCTATACTGTATGGTGGGGTTGATACTGGATCAAATGTTAGTGTAACTGTTGTTCCATCACCGCTAGCACCTGTAGTTGTTAATACAGCTACATTCGAACTAAAACCTACTCCAATAATACCCATACCTGGAAAAATTCCGCTAGCATCGACCACAACTAAAGTTGTTTCATAGCTGCCGTCTGGATTATATGTGGTAATATGTCCGGACGTATTGATATGACTAATTGTTGTGGCTGTTGGACTGTTATCAACAATATTATAACCAAATTCTAATTGATTAGCATAGGTGCCAGTTCTGTTATCGTAAGAATCAATATTATTTTTAATTTGATAAACGTTTATTTCTGTACCGTTAGCAGGTACGTATGGCAAGGTAAAACTATGTGTGTTAGCTGCCACGGTTACAAAGTAATCGTCAAAGCTACTATCAAAGTTATCCCATTTATCTTTATAATACGGGCTTGATCCCCATCCTGTTTGTACATTAAATCCAAGTCCGTTAACTATAGCACCACCATAATCGATACCTGTCATTAACTGTGCTAGATCTTTTCCTAACATACCAGTGCCAGGTTCGTAATAAAATTCAATACGATCTGCGGCATTTAACATGGCTGGATTAATTAAGTAAGTTACAGATAATACAGATCCATCAGCAGGAGCATTACCTATAGCAAATTTTAATAATCCTGAATATTGTGTGTAACCGTTAACTGTTGAAGCCACTGTGCTTAATGTATATAACTCTCTTAAAACTGGAATTCCGTCAACAGTAATTGTACTTTGTCCTACACGAATATCCGGAGCCCAAGTTAATGGGAATTTCAACTGACTTCCGTTGCCACTAAACGTCTGAGTTTGTTGTAATTGAGTTATGTAATTTGTGTGTGATACACGGTCAAATCTCATGCCAATAGTAGTAGTACGAATAACAGTTTCACCAATAATAGCAACTGCCCTAGCTTGTACTCCACCGACACGTAGTCCACCGTCTAAAGTAATTGTAGGAGTTGTTAAGTATCCGCTACCTGGTGTTAATAAAACAACACGAGTCACAACACCGTTGCTGATAAAGGCTCTACCAGTAGCACCAAGGCCGCTTTCGCTAGTAAAGACTACCTGAGGAGGAATATTATACCCGGATCCGCCGTTGATTAATACAATTTCTGTTACAATAAAACCTACGTTGTCTAACCAGAATTTCCAAGGATATGTTTCTATAGCAGTATCGCCAGCAGAAAGTTTACCGTGTTGAACAGTCACATCAATTATACCGACTTTGCCATTTTCATAAATTGGCATTACATCAAAATCAGTAATAGGTAACTGAGCTGTGTCTAAACTTTCATAGTTGCTTACATATTCTCTAACTTTTGTTCTATAAGGTTTAACCTCCGCAACATAGTCTTCAAAGTTTGCTAAATTATCAACTGGATAATTCACTGGCTGATTTAACGCACCAACATTGTGTTGTGCTTTAACAAAACTAGTTTTAAATATCCAATCTACATATACTTGTTCGCTCAATACATAATGAACACTATTGAAGAAAAGATTTAAGTATTCTTGTTTTAAATTATCTATAAAAATATTATTTTTAATAGTGTTTAAGATAATTCTTAGTTCAGCTGACGCAACCGTATCAAATCCTTCCACGTCAAAGATACTAGCATCGTAACCAACATTTGTTCCTGAAAAATTATATAAATTTTTATTAAATTGTATAGTTCCATTTTGTATACCTACAGTTTGATAACTTTGTGTCCAATCAAAGGATACTACACTACTATATCTTTCCAATAAGGTCCAATTTCCTGAATTATTATTATTAACTCGAACTAATATACCTATACCACTATCCCTCAGTTGACTAATTTGATCTGCGATAGTATATAATTCAGAAAAATTGTTAACTACAAAATCTGGAGCATCAAATTGAGAATATCCAGTAGCATACCAGTCAGCGTAACTCCAGTAATTTCTTACATCATAACTTTGTGTTAGTGTTCTAGACCATTGTTTGTAGACAGGATCGTAAGTGTATACACTCCATTGATTGTTTGCTTGACTATCACTATGAACTAGTACAGCATAGTTTCTAATAGAACATTGTGTATTATTATCATACCCGTTGCCTGGAGATAAAATAGTAGCACCGATAACTTGTCCAAGAGCGTTAATAGTTGCTCTTACTACTGCGCCTGTTCCTGATCCAGAAATTTCTATATATGGAGATGTTGCTAGTCCATTTATACTAGGGACGTAGCCTTTACCAGCAAAATTTATTATAATACCTGTAACTTGTCCGTTTGTAACAATTGGACTTAAGTTTGGTTTAGAAAAACTAGCAATAGTAGCATATGGTAACTCAGCATCTGTATCCAATATAGCATCGTACAAGCCAGCAACCACGGTTGGTTCTTTATCATAACTTGTTAAACTGCTAATGTTAAGTTCAGCAATTTGATTATTAATCATTACACCATTTGCTTGTTCGATCAACTGCTTCAATGCTTCGAATCGATTAATGAACATACCCTGTCTAGGTCTGTTTTCTATACCGTATTTTAATTTAAATGGTAGTCGTGGATCAGGGACTACTTTACCTTGTTTATCTATTCCGCACAAACTATCAAACCATTTTTGTTCAATTGTTTTAGGTAAATTAATATTAGGATCATTGCTAATCATTTTGTACTGTGTATGTACATTCTGATCAGTTTTATCTATTTCCCAATATTCTACGGACAGTACAACATCCGATGCTGTTAGATAACCTTTAACATTAGTTAAACTAAATGTGCTCAATCCAGTAATTGCTAGATATGTATAATCTTGTCCTCGAGGATTAGCAATTAGACTTGCCACATCCATAGCTGACATGTTTCTTCCAGCCACATACGGAATTACAGTTTTATTCTTAACCCAGAAATAGTAAGTATTTTTAAATGTTTTACTAATTTTATCATATGACTGAGTTACCGCATAAGCTGTATCACCGTACAAACTCTTGCCGCTTATTCCGCTAGCTAGACCGGCATTGGTATCAGCTTGGAGATCCCATTGACTTGGCTTTAGTGTAGAAGATACCCATTCGTAGATATCTATACTAGCATTAGTAGCTAATTGATTCCATGTGCTATTTCTATAAACAATGTCCTGATCGTAACTGTTAATAAATTTAGCTGTTCTTAGATCCCACCATAATTGACCAATTTGTTTTTTTGACCATATACTAGTAGTATTCACGACCAAATTGCTTGGTCCTATGCTATAGACTGCTGGATCATAAAAAGTTTTATATCTAATTTCTTCTTCGGCAGGTCCTGGAATTTTTCCTTGTATTGGATCTACTACATCTAAATATTTTAATAAACTACCAGTCGCTCTGTTATACAAAAATGCTTTTTTAATTTTTTTAACATCGGCAACTGGTACTTGATTTGTGTGTATTGTCCAAGTATATGTGTTTGGTAGTTTATAATAATTATAAACTACACCTGTGTAAGTATAAGAATTTACAGTGGTATTAGGAGCCCCAGCAAAAATTTGATTTGATCCTACGGCAAATGCCAATCCTAAACCGTCAGTAGCAGAACTAGTTGCCGATATTGTTTCGCTGTATACCCATTTTGTATCATAGCGATCGTATATGTCAATGCGCCCAGATGAATTAACTGTCGAAAAGACTACCAATGTCTTATAATCATTCATAAAGGCAATTTTAGTTCCAAAATCATCTACAACATCTGATCTAGGATTGACAGAATAAGTGTTAGTGGTATCATATTGGCCAGTTGCTAACAACGGATATACTTTAACAACGCCAGTTGTCGAAGCTTCTGGATCGCTGACAGCAATGTATTGAGCCGAGTCTGAAACACTGATACTTGAAGCAAACGCAGTTGTTGTTCCCGATATTGTCTGACTAAAGACAAAGCCATTGCCTGAATTTTTGTATATTGTAAGAGATCCAATTTGTGATCCACCGCTTGCCGCAACAGCCAAAGTCAATCCATCATTACTTACGTTTATCGAACTACCAAAATTGCTACCTGTAGTTGCTCCCATATAGGTGATATCATACTGCCAGCTGGTTGTAACAAAATTTAGTACACCCGACGGTGTGCTATCTGGGCTTCCTGAAAGTTCAAGAGTTGTACTACTTAATACTGCCGTAACTGTTTGGCCGGTGATAAATCCTACACCCTGAACTACTAGTCCTACTGTAATACCCGTAGTACTAGTAACTACTAGTGTAGCATAACTACTACCAATAGGATTGTAAGCAGAACTTGCTTTAATGTTGGAAGTATAAATTAATTTATAAACGCGGCCTGTACCGCTGTTATATCCAACTGCTCCTACATATAATTCATTAGTATTAAATGCGATTGTTGATCCAAATTGTTCTCCGGTAACGTGACTTGGATCTAATCCAACAGAAGGACTTACAATAGAATCTACTAATGAATAACTATTTCCAAATGATTGTTGATATAAACTAATCACACCTTGATTAGTATTCGAACTGTTATTAGCTATTGAAGTAATATCTACTGGAATATATGGTATTTGTTTCCAAGCTGATATGCCGTACGGCGCAACAATTTGATAACCATTAACAAATCCAGTAATAGGTGTTGGTAAAGTTACTAACAAATCATTTATAATATCTAAACCGCCAACACTGCTACCTTTGATTAATACCTGATCTCCTGCAAGATACCCTGTTCCTGTGCCCGACACTGTAACAGTATAACCAGCTAGGACGGGTTTGACAGTAAATTTTGCTCCAGACGCTAATACTAAAGAACCTGACAAACTTGTATAAGTTTGCGGCGGAGTTCCTACACTTGACCAAGTGATAGTACTGATAGATGCTTGAGCAACTGACTGAACTACAATAGTGATATCGTTAACCGAATCTACACCGCCTACTTGAGATCCTAAAATAGTAATTCTATTACCTACTTTGTAACCTGCTCCGCCGGATATAACATTTACTGTATAACTTGTTCCAATTACTACAACATTGAATCGAGCACCTTGGGCTTGATTTTGAGTAATGCCTGTTACATTACTATATTGATGTAATAACGCATTGGTTGTTTGATAATAATAGGTACCGTCCGTTACAATAGCCTTAGCAATGTAATCAGTATTGTTAGGTGTAGAATATATGCCTTTGTAATTAGTTGCCACATATCCAGATGTAGGACTGCCTATTGCTAGCCATTTTTTATCATTACTTATTGCCACAGTAGTGGCAGCAGATGCTCTTGAATTTTTATTTACTGACCCTACTAGGACACTAAAATCTGATATATTTTGTCCACCAAGATGTGATACATCGACAGTTAGATGATCGTTTACTTGATAGTTTGTGCCGCCGTAGTTTAATAAAATACTAATCACTAGTCCATTGGCAACTGTTACTGTGGCTGTAGCTCCTGATCCGGTACCAGTAGTAGTGTATTTCAAAGGAACATTTGGATATACAGTTGTTCCAGTAGCTGGTACATAACCTGAGCCGCAATTATTACTTACTTGAACTTCAAAAGGAGTATTTGATTGACCTCCAAGATATTTTGCGTCTGCTGTTAGTATCTGACCACTTACATACTGCGTATTATATCTTACTAATTGAACAAATGTAACTACGCCATTGGTGATTGTAATGTTTGCTACTGCATCAGTTCCGGTACCGCCGATCAACGGCACATTAGAATATGAAGCTATACCGTTGGCTGGCAAGTAACCTGACCCACCTGATACCAAAGTTAGTGATAAACCTAAGCCAGACGTATTAAAAGATGTCAGTGTGCCTTGTACACCCAATCCAGGTGTTCCAGAATAGTTAGCTGAAATAAAAGGTGTTTGAATTAATTGATTTCTTGACCAATCAGTTACTATACCCGCTTTTGAATATATAGCTGTTTGTCCGTCTGATGCTGTTATTGCTGCAATATCTCCAGCTTTATTCATAGCAATCGCACGACCAAAATTATGATTATTAGCTAATGCCTGGTCATTAATGACTGAACTATAGTATACAGGATCATAAATCCAGCTAGCCCAATTGGTATTAGATGCTGAAATTTTATCAGTCCATAACAACTGTCCAACTACCGGAGTTAGTGGGTTTAAAGATTCCAGTTGATCTATCGATGAATTTAAAGCACGTTGAGATATAAAATAAAATATTTCAATAGTTGCTAGGTCATTAAAAGGAGCAAACACTACATTAGGTTTTAAATTAACTGTAAATGAATTTGTAGTCGTTGCTGTTATCACATAGAAACTATTTATTTTTGCCGTACCTATAATTCCAACGCAATCTCCTATATTGAATGTAACTGTAGTAGCTACTGTAATAGTGATTGTATTTGGTGTAGGACGAGTATCAGATGTAACAGATCCTACCGATCCGGCAGCATATTTTAATGTGTATCTATAAACATTCCAGTCATAAGGAGGAGGAGCAAACGCACACCATATATAATTGCCATCAACATATTTTGTTGGATCATAAGAAGTTATATCTGACAAATGACCTAAACTTAAATTAACATCTTTTGAATTCACATAGCCTGCGCTGAGCAACAAAGGTTTATATTTTTTAAGAACGGGCCACGGGTTAGAATCGTATCCGTTAGGTAATACATATACATCGCTGGGCAAAACTTGTGTGATAAGTGGATTTAAATTTTTATCTATTTGATTAACTAAACTGTACCCTTGGGGATTACTTCTTACTAGTCCTTCATTTAATACAAATTCAATTTGTTGATATGCGTTAGCCGCACCATATTGGCCGACTCTTACTGCCCACTCTTCATAAAATACTAGACTTTCTTTGTGCTCGCTACTAAGCACATCAAATAATTTATTAAGAACATTCTGCGTACCTTTTTCTCTAATCATTCCTTGGTAGAATTTAAATTCACTAACATCATCTTGAATAATATTATCGAGATACTGACGTTTTTGATAACCAATTAAATGCTGACCCATTTTTTGTTGTGCACTATCAAAGCTGTCGACATCGAGTCCATAAAAATCCTGGAACTGTGTAGCAATGTTCGTCCAGTTAGGAATTATCTGACTAGTTGGTTTTTTAGATAATTCTGTCCATTGTGTTAAATCAAAAATTTCTTTACCTGGTAAAAAAGCATTAGCACTATAATAGTATCCTTGATAATTTATAATATCACCAAGATTATAATCTTGCCACTGTTGCCAGTTTTGTATTTTTGCTGCATCAAAAATAAATCCTGGAATGTCAAGGCCGCCGTACCAGCCAGTGGTAATATAACCTGAAACTTTGATACGTTCTTGTCTGTAACCACTTTCTGGATTGTAGATAGTATCATTAAATATTGTAGTGTTATTAAGAATAACAACATGCTCATGCTGAACAAGATAAAAACTTGCTCCGTAAATACCGTCTTTATTTCTTGGACTATATTGTACTGTATTGTTTTTTCGATAGCTATCTAAATCTGCTTTAGATATAGCTGTACCATTTACTTTAAATATTTCATATTGATTAAAAGGATTATTAATATCGTCTACTACATTTAATGGAGTTACAAACGTAATATTACCAGCGGCCGGACTTAAACTTATAACACTTGCTCCGTCAACACTCAATCCGTCTAACTTGTTAAAATAACTATATTCAAATACGTCCGATGCTGGTACATTTCGTAAAGCACTATAGTATTCACCATTGTATCGAACAATATTTCCGTAAGGAACTACTAGATTTGGTGTCCAATCTGCCCATTTATCGTGTCCAGTACTCCATTTTTGAGTCGACCAAAACATAAACTCTTTGGCACTAGTTTCCCAGTTGCTTACAATTCCTAAATTAAGATTGAATTGATTGAATAGGAATCCTTGATCTTTTAAATATTCACCGTAGCCTAACAAGAAATCAACTACATCCTGTTGAGTACTAAATGTTGTTCCATAAGGTACTGTAATTGCTTGTGTATTATCCCATGCTTTTCTAAAATTAGCAGTAATGCCACCGATGATTGGTAAGAACGGTAAGCTAACAAATTGTGTATTATCAAAAGTTACACCCGAAGTCGTTAACACTAGTGCTTTGAAAAATCCGCCGTTATATTTTATAATGGTTCCTGCGGCATACTGTTCATTAGGCGCCCAGTTAACAAAACTTTCTGAAATACCGCCAACATTTATGTCAGCACCTGGTTGAGAATAAGCATAGTACTTAAAGTATGGTTGGGTCTGACTGTAACCACTTACTTGGTAACCGCCTTGCAATCTAGTTACGATAACTCCACTGTATGTTAATTTTTTAGTAGGACTAGAACTATTCAAGAACACTTGATAATCTTCTTTTGGAATAAAAACACTACCTTTGCTACTAGGAGTTTTGCTATCTAATAATAAATTAAACTGATCTTGATTTGTAAAAGAACCAACTCTATAGGACAGACGAATATCCATAGTTGTTAGATCATTGGCATAACCTTCATAGGATTTTAAATTATTACTAAAAATATAATTTAAAATAAGATTGACCACATAGTTAATAACTCCAGCAGTTTGTACTCGAGTAGTGCTAGAAGAAATACTAGGTAGTATAATATCTCGAGGCCTGATTCTTAATCCAGTGTCCTTGTAAATCAATTGATTAGCTTTGTTTTTCACAACACGACTTCTATCTAACAACACACCAAATGTTTTAGATGGAGTCAATAATGCGCTTGTAATTAACAAGCTAAATGGATAATGACTGCTCCGACGCCAACTGGCCTCAACAGGAGCAACATCACCAAACACAAAGTTAAAATCTATACTGGGTTTTATTGTGCCTAATGCTAGTCCTGAGAATAAAGGACTAATAAGATTTCCAGATTCGTCAACCGGAATATGATTCATCAAAAATGGTTTTACATAATCTGCCAAATAGATGCCTGGTGATCCTGGAGCTCTTAGCATACCGTCTGCAATATCTTGCCACATTACTCGGTTATCTTTGGTATACGGAGCAGGACCATACATTTGATCCCACCAGCTAGGTTTAATAGTTTGTCCTAACATTTCCCAAGGACAAATATTAGGTCGGTCAGTGTTCAATAACCAACGATACACACCTCTCCAGTACCCTGGTAAACTTGTCTTATCGGGAGCACTATTCTTGGAATAGTTGTAGGTAAAACTATTGTTACTATCATAACTTAATGGTTTTGAAAAATCCACACCGACTTCTTTAGCCCAACGATAAAAATTAGGAGCTAGCACCTCATTAAATTCATCTCGAGTATATGAGTTTGTTTTACCGTAGCTAGGAATTAGATTATGTACATCAAATATATCTGGATTATATTCAACTTTGATATTATTAAAAATACGTTTTTCTAATTCTAAGATTAAATCATCACGATAATCTCCATAAGCCAGTACTTGACTGCCATCGTGACCTTGTATCATTAATTGAGGAGCAACTAGTGTGGTATCTAGATAAATCTGTGGCTCGTACTTGGGATAGATGCCTAATTTAGTAGGTGTTTCTGGAACAAAAGACCCATCTGTATTATCATATTCCACTGTTGTAATTACATCACCGTTATTCATTGTTAACGAGTCTGTCATTACTACAAAACCTTGATTGTTAAATGTATAATCTCTACCGTAAATTAATTGTAAACCATTTAGATAAACACCCACTGCTTTATTTGAAAGAGTTTCTAGTGTAAATACCGTACTTAGTGGATATGTTTTAATTCTATAATCTACAACTGTGATATTTGTACTTACTTTTGCTCCATAAGGAACCATATCGCTAAAATAATAAGGAGCTGTTTTAGGCTTATTACCATTTATTTTTTGCATTATAAGTTCTAACATCACTGACGGTTCAGCATCAATACCTAAGTTTTCAGCTGTGGTAATAAAAATTCGTTTAAAATGATTATAGTCATCTCTACTTTGTTCAATAGCTCGTATAACATTGTTTGCCTCGCTGGTAATATGATACATTGACAAACTTGCCGGACCGCTATGCTGTACAAATTTAGTGCCATATGCTGATGTATTTCCTAAGTCTCTAAGATTACTGCGACCTGGAAATGAACCAACAAATACTGTTTCTAAATTATCTACTATACTGTTAACATGATCCGATACTTCGCCGAGTGTGAAATCGCCCATTGAGTTGTTTAGTGGATTGTTTTGTAAATTAATAGGTATTTCATAATAGCCTTTGCTGTTAATAGGCTGAGCTGCAAACGCTCTAATAGTCAATACATCGGTCAATGCTATTGGAGTTGCCAATACTATTTTTTTAAACAGTTGACCGTCTACTAATTGCCATAAACTAAGATCTACTCTTTTACCGTTTACATATACTCTAACAATTAGATCAGATAAATTTGAAATATCATCAAATATATCTAAATTAAAATTATTTGTTTTATTAGAATTTTCATAAATTCTAATGGCGGCTTGAGTATTTGTAACTAATGAAGTTTGCCAGCCATTATTGTATACTGTATTACCGGCATAAGTTTGACCAACAAGATAACCCACATTGATATTTTTTATTAGTAATGCTGTATCTTTTTTGTATTGAAAACTATCTGTGGCAAGATTAAAATTAAAAACAATATCGCCTATGTTACTAACATTTTTATAACTTAATGGGAATCCCAAAGTTTTATCAGCAAAACCAGATCCGACTTTGTAAGAAAATACGGCTGTACCTTTAAATGTTGATCCTGAATAAACGCCGGTATCTCCATAGCTAATGCCGTTATCGTCTACAACATCAAATAACGGAGTCTGATTGGTATCCCTCTTTTGCTGGCTTTTAATCCATGTTGTACCATTAAACCAATACATTAAACTTTGATTAGTAATACCTTGATTAATTAATACTGTTTGATTTAATTCAGGTGTAACTATTTCAACTAAATGTATTTGTTTTGATTGACCTGTATGTTTTACATCTATGAATTCTACACGATATATTTTATTAGTCACTAATGTATCAGTATCTGCTGTAAATAAAATTGTCTGATTATTTGCTAATGAGATTCCGTCAATACTATAGCCTGCTGAACCTTCGATGGTTGAAAATGCATCTGTTGTAAAATTGTCAATTAGATCAACATCATCTATGGCAACTGTGCCAAAATTAAATAATTTTAAATCTGCTTTAAATTCAATAATAGGACGAGTTGCCCTTGCCAATTGATTTAAATTAGGAATATCTCCGTTGGCCACAGCACTAGCAGTTATTACATCTTGGTGGAACCAACGATTATAACGTGACCAAGGATTATGATCTCGGCTGGCACGATTAATCACAATGTAATCTGCAACCGCCGCATAGCCTGTTGCATCACTAAAGGGTTCTTGATCAAACGGTGTGTTATCAAATTCAACAGTCTGTGATACAGTATACGGACTAACAATTTCTAAAACACTTTGAGGAACTAGTTTAATCGCAGTACCAACACCTTCTACATAGTAGTTTCCTGTAGCATATTTTGCCGGTGTAACATTGCCGCCAAAATTAACTTTCATTCCGTTACTTAGTTGTGTACCATTGGTTAATTTATAAGTTTTTTTACCTAATACATCTGCTTCAACATTGATATAAGTATTTTGATCAATGTCATAAATTTCTATCACGCCGCCGAGATTAATATCATTTTCACTTTGATAATAAATCATAGTAGGAGCATCGTTGGCTATGGTCCAAGTAATCGTTCCTTTCTGTACAGCATACGTGTCTATGCCAGAATTTAAATATCTGTCTACTTTGCCAGTAGTTCTTGATAATTTAAAACTAAACGCATTTCCTGGACTGTTGATTTCAAATGTATAAGTTTGACCTTTGTATAATTTTAATACAGGATTTGGAGTAAACCCGTTAGGAGTAAACACATACTGATTATCTTCACCTACGGCAACTAGATCAACTTTTATAGTACTAACTACTTTTTGTTGCTGACCAAACACAGTAATTGGTTCAGGGCCGTAAGGAATCCAATAATAATTTTGAAAATTAATTATTTTATCCCAATCAATGTGCGGATCCCAACTGTAAAATTCTTCTTGATTTAATCTGGAGTGATTGGCAGTATTGCCGCCAAATACTCCTAATTGATTAATATAGTCGATGTAATCTTTATAAAATGTTACATTGTTTAAACTATCTTGAATTACAACACTGGGCTCTAATTGATAATTTTGTCTATTTGTTTCTACAGCAGTAACATAGATATCCGATCCTGTGGCTGCCTTGGCATTTTTTCTTCCAATATAACCGTTAACCTTTTTTACCGAACCTGGTTGATATAATTGGTCAAGTGTTGCTTGTAAGAATTTTTTATTGCCAGGAGTTTGATAAAACCCAGGTAATAAATTAGAAGTAAGACTGCTGTTTCCAAAAGGCGTATTATTAGCCATTAGATGCTCCGTTTGTTGCGCTGGTTATATTTTGTGTATTAAGAACTGTGGTTAATGCGTTGCCTGTTACTGTTTTAAGATTGGCGCTGGTTAATCCCGATACTATAACTATATCGCTAGCTTGGGCACAACTTATAAAAATCTGATTGCTAGGACATTGAATTTCAAACAAACTACCAAAGTATTGGCCTGCTTGCTTTGGAACGATAACAAAACTAGTAATGTCTGGATTTAATTGTGTTAGTACATACGTGGATAATTCAGTAAAATAGAATGTATCACCAAAATTCCAATTATCTAGGGAAAAGAAAGTATTGATAGCTGTTAATATTCTAGCAATGATATTAGAACTACTGGCAGTACTGCTTGAATTTTGAACTACATTAAATGTTGCTTGTAAACTTAAATCTGCTTGGGCTCCAAACAATAATTTATAGCTGACTGGATGATAAACAATTTCATCGCTAATTGATTTGATTAAATTTAAATTAGGACTCAATGCTGAATTTAATTCGTTACTGCTTGGAGGCAACGGTTCCGTTGTTACTGCTCCTGAATTAATCCATTGTCTAAAGTTAGTATCATAAGTTTTTGTTAAAACATAAACATCCATGATATTACTTGCGCTAGGATCAATACGACTATCATAGTCAGCACTATGAGTATATTGAAATTTTAATTTATCGCGACCAACATACACTTTGTAATCTAATGTTGGAACAAATCCAGCACCGTTGACATACTGTGCCACGTAGTTAGTGTCAACAAAATAATAATATTGCCCGTTGATTCCGCTTCCTGGTTTAGTTGGTAAAATTGTAACCGGACCTTTGCCGCCAACTACTGGATCGTTTACCACATATTTGTAATCTTCTTCGCCTTGGCTTATCATATATCTTTGTTGAACGATGTAAGTTGTAGCATTGTCGGGCGCAACTATATCTAAAAATAATTGCGGATCATCAACTATACCACTATTTGTACTATCAGCAAAACTAACAACTATTTTACTAGGATCAATATATCCATCTTGGCCATTGTATTCGCTAATAACATTCCAAGTATAATCAAGTGTAAATGGTATAGTAGAACTTGGTTGTTTGTTTACACTTAATATTTTTATAACATCTTCAACTATGGCAGTATTAATGGTGTCATAAATTTTATTGTTTGTATCAAAATAGAATGTAACTTGTGAATCGCTTTCAAAAACATATCGAAGTTGTCTCGAAGTTACTGTGTAATATTCGTTATTAGTCGTAAACAACAACATCCAGCTAGAATCTTTGTTGGCATTAGTAAGATCGCCTTGATTACCTAAACTAAAAGATCCTGATGTATTTAAATTTGTTTCAAATATAATTTGCCAAGTTTGTGTAGATCCATTATAACTTAGGCCAAATGGTTTATTAGCAAACAACAAATCAATCATAGTTGTTATTACTGTTGAACTAAATGTACGAGTAAAATTAGGAATAATCTGACTTACGATTGCGCCAGTTGGTATCGATTTGTTCAACATGATTGCGCCATAACCAGAGGCTAACATTCCAGTATAAGAACTATTAACTAGCAATCCGCGGCCATCGCCAGATACAGATACAACTTCAGCCCACATATACCCAGTTGCGCCAGCTTGAGTTGTATCACCTGATACTAAAATATTATTATCAGTTGTATCAAAATATTGTGTTGCTGGATTAGGAACTGTAAATTGTATCAAAGATCCTGGTGTAAGATACTGTAATGAAGTATTCGTATAGCTACTAACTTGTAACGGTTCAGCATTGGTAGTAGTATCAATAAATCCTGTCGAGTTTGTTGTACTAGATGTCACTTGATTCCAAGCTACATTACTGTTAGTTAAAGATATTAGATATTGTTGATAAAAGAAATTTCTTAGATTTGGATCATTTAATGTATCATAAATTTGTCCTAATATCACTCCTTGAATATCAGTTTGTGTTATATAACTAAAATTAAAACTAGATATAAAGGGCTCCTGATATATAACACCATCGTCAGCAAATAAATTTGTACTACTGTATTTTCCTGTAGGATCTACTAGGTCAAAATAACGACTGATACCACTGCTGGTGCGATTAAGAGCTTTTACCTTAGCAACTTCCGTAGTTGAACTCAGTGGACTAATATTATAATCTTCTCCGGTAATCATACGGTTTTGTGTATAATATGTTTGAGGAGCATTGGTTTTAACACTAGCATTAGTTTCGCTAGAAGCTGAATTTGAAACCGTTGTTTGTAAAGTTAAACTAATAGATAGTTCCTCGCTAGTTCCTTGAGCACTTGTATAGGGAATAGTTATTGATACATTTCTAATATCGGTTGGGTTTACAGTATAATTAAGATTATTGCTAACTCTATAGTAAGTTCTAAAATTGCCTAATGGCAAATCTCCAAATATTCCATCGCTAAACTGTAAACTGACTGCATCTGTAGCCCTAGTAATTACACTATAAATTGTTTTAATTTTACTATTCAAACTATTATAGATAATATTGTTGCCAATAGTCGATGGAACTTGCGTCCAAAGAGTAGATTCTAGACCATTAGTATCTAATTGATAAACCCACAGATCGGTATTATTAATATTTTGTGTAGCAATATCTATTTGTTGATTACTGCTAGGTTGTGTGACTGTAAAATTTCCTACATTTAAACTGCCTTGTGTAAAATTAAAAAAGAATCCTGTTCCGGCACTACCAGCACCATACCCATCGTCCTTGTATACACATGCAATGCTGTTGGCAATCTTTGGAGGTTCTTCATAAATGTATGATTGATTTTTAAAAGTAGTACTGGTTATTTCAAATGTCATGTTACGGCCAGCAACGGGTTTACTAAAACTGTAAACTGGCACATCTGCGTTAGTAGCATTAAATCTATACTGAGCTGTAGGTACGCCATAAATTGTTGCTTTATCGGCAGGATTTCCATATTGCTGAGTTTGTGGCATGGCCGCGTTTAGCACACTGATAAATTGATCGTACCAATTAGGATTTGAACTGTCATTCCAAGTAACGTACTGTCCTGATAAATTACGACCATTGCTATCCAATACACTTTCTGTAGTAGATATAACGCTAAATTTTAATAGGCCAGATGCAGCTGTATTTCTTTGAGCATTATATCCAATCATACGTGCTAGGCGTAGTACACTGTCTCGTCGACTAGCTAACTCAAGGAAGTTTTCACGGGCATTTAGGTCAACACGGAAAGCTATACTTTGGCCCACATACGCTATAAGGTCAATCAGGGCAAGGTATTCGCTGGACTCAATATAATCGTTAAAATCTTCAGGAAAATTTGTACGGATATAGTCAATCATTGTACGGCGTAAGTTGTCAAAGTCGTAGCTTTGGAAGTCGGCGTTCTTGAATGATTGATAAATTTTCTGCCAGTCTTCGCTGACTAACAGGTTGTTTAGTCTATCCGTTGAGCTCATAATATGTCCTAATAAGTGTATTTATTGATTAAAATTATGTGCGTAGTTTATTGTCCGGTCAACAAACCGTTCTGCTGATCAAACTTTAACTGTAGGTTTTGCTGTATATTATAGGGCAAATATGTTAATTTACATTCAATCTGTATGCCTTGATCGTATGGTGTAATAAGAATATCGCTAGCTTGAACTCGAGGATCGTAATTTAGTATTTCATTTACATTTTGTAGTATAAGATTTTGTATTTCAGCAGTTAGTGGCTCAAACAATAGTGTCCATATGATACTACCAAACGCAGGCTGCATTAATCTTTCGCCTTGTCGTACATAAAAATGATTCAGTATATCTTGCTTGATTAATTCAAAATCATACAATCTAAAATCTTTTGAATTTTTGTTAACTGTACTAAATCCCCTGTATTTTTGAGGAGCAGGAGGAACAGCTTGTGCTGTTTTAAGTGTCAATCGATTTTGTATGGTCATGAATTCTCCTGATTTTTAGTAAAGGTATCGGTGGTTGTTGTATATGTTTTCCAAGCGTCTGGAACTTGTATTGCTGTTGCCGCTTCTCGATCTGTAGCATCGGGCTTAAATAATGTAGCATCTAAGTTTTCGTGATGTGGATAGGGTTCGGTAGTTGGAGTACGTGCC